CTGACTCTCCAGTTAAGCATAAAGTAACTCCTGAAGTAGAAGTGTAGTCCATCAATGCAGATCCAAAACCAGTGAGTAAAGTAAAAGCGTGAAGCTCTAGCGTGCGTTGATTAAGTCTGTTTGCTGCTTCTTTCCAAACTTTATAGTCACCGCTAGTTTTTAAATGCTTGGCGATGCCACGACATAATGGAGATGTTGGCGCAGATATTTCTTCTCCTTTTCTAGTAAGTTCAATTTCGCCTACTACAAATGATTCTCTTTCTGGGGTCCACCCCATTTGCATCCGCATAATTTCTGCAGACTGTTTTCCTGTTAGATATTGTCCCCATTTAAGTATATAGTTCATAAGATAATGCGCTCCTTTAGCGTCGGTTGAAAATAAAACCCCTTGACTTGCCATTATTTCTTTAAACTTTTCGGTTGAATAAACAATCCGCATAGGCAATAAAAATTCTCTCTCAGGGTCGTGAGGTAAAAATGCTTTCATCAATAAACAATCTCCGTCTGCCGGACTATAAATCCTTTTGATTGGGAAGACGTCGTACATTGAAACCAGTATAGGGTCTGGAGGTATTTGAGTACCGTCCTCCGCAAATACAGCAGGAGGCATAAAATAAATGCCACCTTGCGCCCCATAAATAAAAGGAAAAACTTCGTCTGGAAGTGATGAAAGTCCTTTTGATACTTTAGTACTTTGCTTTGATACAACTTCAGAAAAAACATCTTTCTCCGCGGGTTTTAACACCTTACCCAATTGCAACGGATTAGTAATCTTACCTCGATGTGAACAATCGTTGCATACTTCTGGATTAATAGAATTAAATGTTTCGCATGAGTGAGGCATATCTTGAGTTTGAAGTGCTTTTTTCTCTGTCTCCTCTGCGTTGTATGTTGGATAGCCTTTAGATATTTCATGTATTGCTTTATCTCTATCCTCACAATGTTGAGCAATAGACAAAGCTGAATACCATAAAGGTTCTGCTAAAGTCTCAGCATTATTAAGGACATATTTAATTTGAGCACACCCCTGTTGTTTTATTTTTTGAAAGCTGGTGTCAAAATTACCTATGCTTAATAACTTTTTTTGTTTGTCAGAACCTTTTGTAATTACAGGAAGCGACGTATCAATCTCCCCTAAATAATCTTGAAACTCTTTAAAGTCATAAACAGAAAGAGGCCCGTCTATAATTTTAGTAGGTACAGGTGGATCAGTTTTTAAATTAAATGTATTAGGACACCGAAGTATTCGAGCTAAATCAGCGGTAACTACAGGGTCTATCTTAAGTCCTTTCTTAATACAAAGGTCTTTAAATTTTTCTGCGTACGGCTTCCATTCAGCTGCGGGTATGTCCTCATCAAATAACCAATAAGCGTGTATGCCTCCTCCTGAATCAATCTTTATAGGGGGCGGTAAATTAGCTCGTTCTACAAAAGAATCCACTGCTTGCGAAGCTTCACTCTTAGTATCGTATCCTTTACCTTCTCCTACATCTAGGTCTACAAAAAAAGACCTTACATAAACTGCATCATCTGCTTTACGGCTATAACTTGAAAAAGAACTCAACGCAACAAAAATGTTTTGTTTTTCTTCATTAAACTGAGATACTGCAAGTTGTATATCGTCAATAGACTCTACAAATTTATGTCTTGGTATTTTCTTAATAGGATCGATAGCCGCTACACAATAAACCCCATTGCTAGGTAATGCCTTTTTATAAAACTCTGTAATCATAGTCTTCCTATTACATTCGACTCAATAAATTGTTTCGCCTCTTTATGAGATTGAACAGGTAATGAATTTAAAGAAAGGTTATTATTAATAATATCCATAAGTTCTTCAATCCTTTCTATGTTTTTACTTCGTACTGCGTTACCCCTAAACCAGTTATAAAGAGTCATGCGAGACACTCCAAGCACTTTAGCTACTTCGCCTGGAGGTAGATTGGCTTTAACACATAGGAGTCCAAACTGAACTCCTAGTCTTTTATCATTAAATGAATACAGGTCTCTTAAATATCTTTCACTAAACATAAAGTCTCCTTAGTTTTTCACCGACCATTTTTTAACGATGTCGTCCACATCAGCAGGCTTTTCTATAACAGGCTTACCACTATCTTTTAGTGTAGGTTGTTCGACTGCTAAGTCAGACTGTGGAAGAGCGTCAGCATTAAGAGCAGCAGGTGGATTTTCCTCAAACCCCTCTTCAGCCGCAGTAGGTTCTGTATGTTGAACATAGCCTTCTTCTGCTTTAAACCCAAAGTCATCCACAGAAACATCAGCTCCATCTACATATTTTATTACTTGCACTCCCATTAACTGAAGCTTTACTCCTGCCCCAAGTTGTGGAGAATACCAAGGTTTAAGTTCAGCTTTAACTTTAATTTCTGATCCACCCCAAATATTACTATTAGTCATTTGTTTACCCGCTGCATCAAAAATCTTCGGCTGATACTTAGATTTAAACTTAAGAATTGTATTGCCTGTAGCTTTTTGACCATCATCAAACTCAGGTTCATATGGAGGGTTAGCTGTATTAGGTTGCTTACCTGTAGTCTCCGCTACGTCTTGTAAATTCTTTTTAAAAACTTTATTAATAGTTTGAATAAGTGGTTTAGCATCCGCTTCAGAAAGAATAAGATTAGTTTTAAAATCTCCCGCTCCTGTTTCTTCATCAAACTGAACCCACTTGACATCAGGTTTTGATATCCAAGGGTACTGAGAAACTCCTGTTGGAGTGACTATTACAATAGGCTGTTCATCCGCCATAATTAAATCTCCTTATATAAATGTGACCACTTTTGCACGATTGCATTTGCTTCGGCTCGGCGGTCGGTTTGCATTGCATCTTTTTTACTAAACCCAAAAGACTCTGCGTCTAGTAATTTAGGTACAATGTTTAATTGCACTGCGTTGAGTGCTTCTTTACTTTCTCCATAGCTCTTTACTACCTCAATGTATTCTGAGTCTACTGCCGAACTAGGAGAAAATAATACTTTCGGGAACGACGCGACTGTGTCTAAATGAATTTTAGTTATCACCTTGTTTGCATTTACATTGTTAGTCGCTAACATATTAATATATGTTTTTAATCCCCATTTTCCATATGATTCTTTTTGCCAACATGAATTAGACGGTACAATAAACTGAAACACGCCACTATCTAAATCATCTTTTACTACTACCGCTATTTGCCACGAGATTTTGCAGGAAGACCCGTTACTCACTACGCTATTACGAACGCTGTAAGGACATTGATCGCACGAACTAGATAAAGGTTTAGATACTTCTGCGTCAGGAGTCTTTGAGTCACTAGACCAACAAGTAGGCTTTGTGTACACCCCTGGAGTAAAAGATTCAGGGTAATAACGACGGTTAGTAGTATGGGCCATACGAACTATAACTACCTTTAATTCACGACCCTCTACTACTTTAATAACCCCACTACCCAAATGTTTTTGAAATGTGTTGTCTTTAACTTTTAACCTCTGACTACTTGTATATTTTGCTCCTGCAACTGCAAGCGTATCAGAATCCAACACTCCCTCAACTATATTAGGGTTGTCGCTAATAATTTTATCTAACTCGTCTGTCATTTTAAGTTTTATTAGTCGGCTTTTTAACTACGATATTGTATTCCCTTATAGAATTTATTCCTGGGGGAAGACCGTCATTTCCATGACTTACTAAATACTCTTTTAAATTACCGTTGTGTAGCCTTTGTTGTAGTAACTCAATAAGATTGTTTTCCATAATAAAACTTTTCAAACCGTCCCAGTCACTACAAACAAAATTTTCTCTTAGTGTTTTAATAATAGTTCCAGAACCTGTTTTAATACTATCGGCGTTAATGTTATTACATTCTATTAACATCACGGCTTCTAGCTTTTTAAGTTCCTCTTTTAAGCTTAAATCCTCTAGTTCATATTTTCTTTTCAAAGCGTCTCTTTGATTTCTGATGGCGATATAAGCACCTACATAATCATCAAGCTGCACTTTGTTTTCGGTTGATGTTTCTAACTCACTCATGTGTATCTCCTCTCTTTAAATTATTAATAAGTGTATCTACTTGCTTTTGCGAGTTTCTTGCGTCACGATCAACTGTGGCTAAATGGTCAAAAAACTTTTCAACATTAATATTTCTTCTAGCCAATAAACCTAATATAAGGCACGACAAAATTAAATATTCATGATGAGGTCTCTTACACATATTTTCAATTGCACTATCAATTAAACGCATTAGTTTATCAAATTCCTCATAAGGTGGCTCGCTCATAGTCCTATCTCCTCTCTATATAAATCAACTAAATTTTTATGCCTGTCTACTTTACCTTGTAACATAGCGTACATTTTTCTTTCTACTTCAGAACCCTGCAAATGAACCACGGTCATTTTGTTTTTTTGTCCTACTCTATCCATTCTAGCAATACATTGTAAGTAAGCTTCTACCGACATTACTGGGGACCAAAAAACTACCGTGTCTGCCCTAGTTAAAGTTACTCCATGCGACGCAGATTGGGGTTGTATAATTAATATTCGAGGGTCATCAAAGTTTTGAAAACGATTAAATATATTTCTTCTTTCGTTAGCACTGACTGAACCATTTATAATCTCACAAGTAAATCCTTGCTTTGTAAGATGAGCGTTTACTAATTCTATAGTGTGTCGATAAGGAACAAATATTAATATTTTATGTTGAGTTTCATCAATAACTTCATTCAAAGCCGCTAGTCTAGGTTTTACATCAAACTCAACAACTTCTTTTTTATCTGTATATACAGCTCCACCAGAAATTTGAAGAAGTTTAGTTAGGTTACTTGCCGCGTTGACTGCACTTATTAATTCACCTGCGGTCTCGATAAGCATTTGCTCTTTTAAAAGTTTATAATATTTAACTACTTGTGGCGTTAAAGGAACTTCCCTTGTTTGATACATCACTTCAGGGAGATCTAAACAGTCATTCTTATCAAAACGAATGGCGGGTTGCAGTGCTTTAAACACCAAATCTTTTGCGTTTCTTTTTGGAGTCCACTTAAACCGAGTCACTTGATACATTACTTTATCTCTCCAAGCACCACTAAATTTTGGTACTCGTTGAGGAGAAACTAATTTAGCTAATCCAAAAGCGTCTACTGGTGATTGAGCTGCTGGAGTACCTGTCATTAACCACAGTCTTGTATCAGGTTTTACAATTTTTGCTAAAGTTTTCCAACGAGCAGTGGTAGGTGATTTATAAGCATTTGCCTCGTCAATAATAATTAAATCAAAATTGTTTTTAGCGATAGTCTCTCTTACAATACCTACACCATCATAATTAATAGCGA